GCGCGGGGATTGTCGCAGGTGTGGCAGGCGCTCATAACGCCTCGACCCATGATTCAGTTGCGCCGCCCGGTATCTTGCTGCCGCGACTGATGCGGATGCGCTTGCGGGTAGACAGCGCCTTTTGCGCTGGCACTATGGGGACGCTCAAAAAATCAGGATGAACGAAGAGTACCCCATGCTCAGATGTAGACGTTGCGCCATCGTGCGGAGTGCCCCAGTATGCATCTCTGGTTTGCCCGTCCATCGTCACTATCACATGTCTAGCACCGCTCCCCGCTGGAGAGGCGTAATAGACTTCCCCTATGATTTCGGCTTCGCCGATCTCATCCACTCTCAGCGTGTTCCAATCGCTAAAAGCTGGGTTTTGAATCCGCTTGTAAATTTTCATAATAACTAACCTCCATGCTCTTACACAAAATCATCATAACCCAACGGTTAGGTTACGCAAGCAAATTCCGCAAAAACGCTCAACTCTTTAGTTCAACAAACAAACGGCGAAACCCGCGCATCCGTTCATCAATCTTCCGCCCATGCCCCACCGTACACCGTCCTACCAGACAATGACCGAAGGTACATGTACCTTAGTACACTGTCCTTCCGCGCATGTCCTCCTGGCCGCTGTCCACTCGGCGGGGACCCTTTCGTAACTGAAGGCCGGCGCCCTTTTCGCCCCATGCGGAATCTTTGGCACGCCGGTTGCGAACGCGCATGGTAAGATTTCCGCGTGAGGTTAGCGGCTCGGCCACGAAGCGCGTGGATGGCAATGCGGGGTGCTCTACCAACGACGAACCCAACGTTGGAAGGCTTTGAGAGGGCGGGAAAAACGCTCGCCGCGAAAGCAACCCGATGGACAGTTTGCAGATAGTCTTAAGCGGCCAGGGTGCAAAATGCCTGCATCGTATCTGCAACCAAGACTTGCAGGCTTCGGAAAGCCTCTTTGTGAGTTATTTGGCAGACGATTCTCAAAGACAAACTTTCACCGCTAACCTCACGCCTTCGCACTCTCTTCTCCCTGCTTCGCACGTCCTTCGCCTTTCCGGTTTCCGGAACGCCCCCTCCGGATCTAAAAAGCACCCCGTACCCTCTACGCACGTTCGCATCCGCAAGACTCAATCGCGGAGCAAAATTTTTCTATTTTTTATTCCGCCGAAAATCAGCCGATTTTGCGCGGGAGTCCCACGGAAGGGCAGGGGTGAGGAACCCCAAGCGCCTCTCTACGCGGAGGCTTGGCTCTGTGAGTTTTTGTGTCAAATTTGTGAAAATCACTTTGCTGTTTTGCGTGAAGTGTTAGAATCCCGCGCATGGAAATCCCCGAATCGAACGTGATAGTTCTCGCGGTCAATGAAAACGTTTGGCCGCTGCATTTAGAGAAAGCATTGTTTCTGCTCCGCGAACGAGGCGGGAGTGTAGCCATCAAACTGCAAGGCGGAACGGCTGTAAGTCTTGTCAGGTTGGCCGAAACATTGTTCTTGGGTCTCAATTGCCATGTTTGCCGTGATTCAGACGGGCAGCGCATCAGCGCAGAAAACCTTGAGCAGATGGAAAAGGAAATGCTTGAGTCTCTTGTGTGAGCGATTTTACCGTTGCGCGGAAAGCAGTCTGACGTTAGAGTGATTCCCCGCTATGACCGCGCGTGATCGAGAGTGCCTGAGCAAAGTGCGCTATTCCAGCGCAGAAGCAGACGCTCGAATCGGTAGGGTGCGGCTGAAGACGTTGCGGAAGTACCGCTGTAGATTCTGTAAGGAATTCCATCTCACGCATAAGCCGTTTGACCCGCGATTTAAACACTGAAAGATTTTTCTTGACACATATTCAGCAACTCTGCTAGTTTCTCGCACAGATTAAACGAATGATTCTCAACGACAAAAATCTGAGGCGGATCAAGATTCGCATCGAAGGCCCGAATCGCAAGGGCAACAATTCCTCCGCGCAAATTTCTGTACTTGATACGTGCGTGGAAGATGTGAAGCAAACAATCCTTGCAGCAACGGAACAAGCGTCTAACCGGCAGCGGATATTCCAAGCACGATTGGAACACGATGCGAACGAGGCGGGAGAGAATCGGAAGGTGGGAGCATGAGTTCATCGCAGAAAAAGAAAATCATGTCTGGACTCCCTGAACGTGAAGCCCGCATCCGATTGCTTGGCATTTTTGCGGATCGCCAACCGGGGAAAAACTTCGATGAACTTTACCCTGGAATCTACCCGTGGATGGAGGTTTGGTTCCGACTTCGTTCCCGGAACGAAACATTTGAGGCTGTGGCTCAGGCGTTCGCGGAAAAAATCTCCAATACCAACAAACAGAAAGTCAACCTAGAGAAAAAGGTTAGACTCCAACGCGAAGAAATCGCTCGCCTGTCGAAACAAATAGAAAATCTACGCAAGCCGTCTGCCGATACTCAGGCAGCCGTGACGCAAGAGGAACCGGCGAAATGAGCAAGCCAACCCTGAACCACTCCGAAGCAATCCGCAAGCTGTGGGAGCAGAAATTCAACGCTCTTGAAATTATGATAGCCATGAAGGACGCGGGATACTGGCAGCATCGTAAAAAGAATGACGGACAAATTCTCTGGTTCATCCGTCAACGCATACGCGAATTCGAGGCACAGGCGGCAAGCACTCCAACCGTAAGAGTGAATCCTGAAGAGAAGAAATGTCCGAGTAACGTGACGCTTCGAGTTGATCGCCTCGTTCACTTGTCCGAACAGTTGAGCAAGAAGAAAGTGAGCGGCAGCCTGTGAAGCACGAAACAACTCTCACAGTAGCCGTCACGAGAATCTGCAAGAAGCATGGTTCGCGTCCCTTCCGCGTAGACGCAGACCACAAAGCGCGTTACTGCCTCGTGTGCTTATGGGAGAATGACCCGCGAATTCTCAACCGTGAGCAACTGGTAGCAATCGCTCCGTACATCAAAGAATCATCGTTCCCGAAAACCGAAATTGAACCGCTCTGCTCTTGTCCGCGTGTGCCCTTCAAGCATGTTCACAACGCGGAGTTTTGCAGACGGTGGATTGTGAGTTATGCGGCATGAGCGTCGTGCATGTCACATACCGACAGGGCAAGAGTGCCGAAACGAAACGGGCTATCGTGATCGTGCGCGGAGACTTGACCGCAGCACTCGCGGAATTCGGTCAGCGCAAACCGAATGCGCGGCCCACTAAGGCAGAAGAAGTCCAAGACGAAGTAATCATTGAGGAGCAGTACAAAATAACTCCAAGTGAGGTAGAGAATGCCTGACAAGAATTCAGACGTTCAGCGTAAACTCCGCGAGAAGAACGCGGAAGCACAAGCCAAGAAACAACCCGCTCCCGCGAAGCCGAAACCAGCGGAGAAACCGGCAAAGAAAGTTGCCGCAAGAAAGCAGAGCAAGAAAGTTGATTCCAAAAAGAAACATGCGAAAAAGGAATCCGCGAAGCAGCCAGAATTTATCACAGGCGGGAACCTCACAGAACTGAAGGCGGCAGCGGCAGAAGTCCTGCCAAAAATCCGCGAAGGGTGCAAGAGACTCGGAGAGGCGTATGCCGATTCCCTGCAAACTCGCAAATATCTCCATGATGCGCTTGACCGCGAGTTGTGGCGTTACGATGCGCGACCCTACAAAAATGAAACCGCATTCATCAAAGACATGGTTGTAGTGTGCGGGAAATCGGCGGCAACCCTGTTTGACATCGTAGGAGCACACAAGTTACTCCCCTCTGCCTCTCCTGAAGACTTGCACAAGGCTCCTCGTCGCGTGACGCAGAAAATCAAAAAAGCCGCGAGAGTCGCCAGAGAAAAAGGCAAGCCAACTCCCGATGATCTTGTAAGCAAAGCGGCATCCGGCACACCTGAAGAAGAAATCATTTCTGAAATCGAAGCACGAGAACTGAGCGAAGCTGCCAAGCCGAAAGCCGATGACCGGCACGCCGTCATTCCCGAATGCGAACCGCTGATGGCAAAGACGAACGAGCAAACTTTTCCCTTCGACCCCAAGAAGGGCGGAAGCGGAGTGTTTGAAGGCCAGAGCGGACAAGCGCAGCAGTACAGCAGCAAAATTGCGCGAGCAATTGAAATTGCCAAAGTCCTGTATTTAGATCCAAACGTTCAGCCGCCAATGACAGACAGCGAGTGGTTCGATTGGATTTGCGAAGTCGGATTCGGCGAAGCGGGCGTTGATGTCGCGCAAGTCCTCCGCAACGATGTTGACCGTGAAAAACTTCTCAACATGAGCAACAGAGAAGCAGCCGAATTTATTGCAGAGGAAAAATCGCAACAAAAGAAGGCGAAACACTCTCACGCATGAACAACCTCAAGTTACGTCAACGGAGAGAACACGCTGGAATTGCAAGTCATCCCGGCACGAATGCTTGTCACCCTAATAATCGTAAACGTCTCGGATTCAATAAGGAATGGGCGAGACAGCAAGCGAAAGTGATTATCCAGCAAGCCAAAAAGGAAACGTCAACCAAAGTTCTTGTGCGACTTCGCGCAATGCTTTCTGTTTTGTTTTCACGCGGACGATGAGCAAATCTTCCCAAGCCGCAAACTCTGTTATCAAAGCCTGTGAGGACGTGTGTGCTCTGTACCGTGTTCCCTGCTTCAGGATGCAGTCGCGCGTTTTCACGGTGAGGGGCGCGAAGGGGCGCGAACGGCCTATGTTCGCTGGCCAGTGGCGAGACGGAGACGGAGTGTTGCACACTTCAGGAATGGCAGACTTGCTTGCAATGCCGCGTATTAATTTCGTAATGAAGCAGTCTGATGGAATAACTCACAATTCGCGCCTCTTCCATCTGGCAACTGTTCCATTGTGGATTGAATGCAAATCGGGAACAGGTAAACTCTCTCCCGATCAGCAGGCCTTCAAGTCTTACGTCGAAGCGAGCGGAGCCTACTTTCTAGAAGTTCGCGATTCGGCAGACCAACTGTTAGAGTGGTTCAAGGCTCACGGTTGCACACGATGACAGAGACGCGCTATTGCTTGAATTGCAGCATGGTAGGCCCGATAGATGTACATGGCCGCTGCTCAACGTGTGGCTCTGATGCTGTAGTGCTGCCAAACTGTTCAAACATTTTCGAGCACCTGAAAGAGTCGGATGTTCAGCAACTAGAAATCCTTTACCGCAAATGAGAATCGAATCCATCAATCAAAACTTTCCAGCGAGTTGCGGTAAACCGTTGACGGTTTCCATCTTGCGCGGTTTCTTCATGGTTGCTTTTGATTCAGGATGGCACGTTGTTTTCAATCAGGACGGACGCGAGGTTTTGCGAGTTAAGCCTGAAAACTTCGCGGAGCGGGCAACGCTCAAGATGAAAATTTCTCTTGGATTTATACGGTGATTCACTACACAGACATTTTCGACGCGGAGAAACTTTCGACGCTCGTATTCTGCGCTCTGCACAGAATCCAGAATCAACCTGTCAGAGATGCGAGCGGGAAAGTTATCGGCTATGTGTGTTCGCAATGTTTAGATCCGATGAGCGGAGGAATGTTCATTCGTAAACTGGAGAATCCGATTTGAAACTCATTCTCAGAGGTAAAGAAGCTCGTGACGCTCTCGTGCGCGGAGTTGACTGCTTAGCGGATGCAGTGAAAGTGACGCTGGGCCCAGGCGGAAGGCTCGCTGTCATCTCGCGCAAACAAAACGGGCAAACTCCGATTGTCACAAAGGACGGCGTAACAGTCGCGAGTTGGGCCTTGTCTCCGAATCCGCAAGAGCAAGAAGGCTCATTCATGGCTTGGGAAGCTGCCGAAAATACACGGAGAGATGCAGGAGACGGCACAACTACGAGTGTCGTTTTGGCGCAAGCATTAGTCCATGCAGGCATGAAAGAATTAGACGCTGGTAAATCTCCCGCTGAAATTTGCGCGTCTATAAAGTCTGCTGTTGGCTCTGTTGTCCAAGCACTTTCCAATATGGCACTCCCCGCCGATGGCGAGCGTATCGCGCAAGTGGCGACAATTGCCTGTAACGGAGACGCACACGCTGGCCAACTCGTACACGAAGCGATTCAGAGAGTAGGCAAAGACGGAGTAATGGCTTGTGAGGAAAATCCAACCTCACAGGAAACTACGCTTGAAGTTGTAACCGGAATGCAACTCAAGCGCGGTTTCATATCGCCGGGATTCATGACTAATGTTGAGCGTCAAGAGTGTGTCCTGCATGACGCTCTGATTCTGTTGCATGAAGGGAAAATTAACTCCGCAAAATCGCTTGCTCCTGCTGCCACAATCGCGGCAAAAATCGGACTTCCCGTTTTGATAATTGCAGGAGATTACGAACCTGAGTCCGTAGCATTCCTGCTTCAGAACAACAATCGGAACGGTTTCCGCTGCTGTGCGATTCGGGCAGACGGTTGGGGACCACGGAGACGTGAAATCCTGCAAGACTTAGCCATGATGACAGGCGGAATAGCACTGACAGAAGATTTAGGAGTAAAACTTGAAAACTTCACGCAGGAGTATTTTGGGAAGGCTAAACGCGTCCAAAGTAACCAGCACAGAACGATCATTACTGAAGGTTTTGGAGATGCGGGACAGATTGATGCGCGAGCACAAGAGATACGAGCGCAACTCGTTCAATCAAGCGGTGAAGACACTCACCTTTTGCAGCAGCGTCTTAGTGGCCTTGTCGGTGGAGTCGCGCTCATTAAAGTCGGTGGCCCTACCGAATCCGAAAGACGCGAAAAGAAAGACAGAGTAGAAGATTCTCTTTGGGCTGCTAAAGCAGCAGCAGAAGAAGGCATAGTACCGGGAGGCGGGCTTGCTCTTTTCAATGCTGGATTCAGTCTCTTAACTCATGGTCATGGCGGGATTGTTTCGGAAGCGTGTTCCGTTCCAACAAAGCAGATTTGCGCGAACGCTGGAATAGACGTTAACAACTGCGGATTTTCGGATACAAACGCGGTAAATGCCGCGACTGGAGCACACGTCAACATGATTGAATCGGGCATCGTAGACCCCTTGAAGGTAGTCCGCTGTGCTCTCGTAAATGCTGCCTCTGTAGCCTGTACAATGATAAAAACAGAAGTGCTCATAGTGGAAGTGCCTGATGAAAAATCACATTGATGAATTCGAGGAGCAGAACAATAAATTTACTACTGCCGATCTGAATCGAGTCGTAGCAGCACTTGATGGTTTAGTTGCAGAGGGGAAGGCGGATTCCCACGTATGCGGTACGCCGCTTGAAACCCCTGATGTATTTGCGGAAATTTACGAGGCAACAAAGAAATGAAATTTCGTCCTCTCGGAGACAGAATCCTAGTCTTACCGTTGGAGTCCAGTCACAAGATTGAAGGTTTTACCCTGCCCGATACCGCAACAGAAAAAGAGTGCAAGTTAGGAATTGTGGCTGCTGTTGATGATGGACTATGGGCGAGATTTCTCCGCGTCATCGGAGTGCGTCACGTCAAACCGAAAGATAAAATCCTTTTCGGTGCCTACGCCGGAATACCCTCTTTGCTGAATGGAGAAGAAATGTACATCATGCGAGAGGGAGAAATCATGGCCGTAATCGAATAAGTTATTGACTTCCGCTCACTCGCCATGTTTACATTCGTTTCATGGCAATAGATACACTTGGAAAGTTTACAGCACAAAGCCGCAACATCGTAGGCGCTGGCGCGTACTACCAAGTCAAACAGTTAGATTGGGGAGTGCTTGGCGGGGCTGCTCCATCTCTCGCTTATAACGCGGGCGCAGGCTCACTCGCCATGTCAACTGCACGTTGCGCGATTTCATGGATTACCGCGCAAGGCGAAAGTCTGGTATCCACGGAAGCAACCGTTTCCATTTCTGCCGGTACAGGCGCTTTCACGATCACACAGCCAACAGTGCCGGTAAACGGTGCTACGGTTGTCGGATGGCGCGTGTACTCATCTTCAGGTGGTGCCGGAACTCCGCTCCTAAACAAAGACGCGAACTCCACCACACAAGCGCAGAGCAATCAGATCACGACTCAGGGAACGTTGCTTTGCTTCCCTGTTGCGACTACTTCAGTCCAAGTGCTCATCTACGGCAACGGACAGGCAGAGCCAACAATCAATCAATCTGGAATCCAGGATGCTCTGCCGTCAATCGCGGCCAACACCACAGCGGATATTTTCGTGCGCGTTGCTCCGTTCCAGCAGTGGAGCACGAAGCGTCAAGTTGTCGTGAGAATCCCCGATGAAAACTCAGAGACGGCTGGCATTTCTCTGATTCGTGCGGATTGTGTTGCTCCGCTCTGGCCCGCGTCAACATCCGTTACTGCTGGACAGTACATTGTGATTGCGAACGGATTGTTTGAATGCACCGTTGCAGGCACAACGGCAGCAGCCGCGAGCGTCCCAAACTTTCTGAACATCGTGAACACTGGAACGCCGGGAGTAACGACGATTGTTGACAACGGCGCAACATGGCTGTTTCAAGGCCGGAAGAAACTCGTGCGAATGCGATTCATGAATGCAACAGGTTCGGCGGCCATCCCGGTAATTAACGAGTACAATTTTATTCAGCAATGAAGCAGCGTTTCAGGGTGTGGCACGCAAAAAGTAACAGCGTAGCGGATTCATGGGCAATACAAGACGCAACTGGAAAGATACAGGTTGCGCGAACGCTGAGAGTAAAAGTTGAAACGTTCTTTCCATCTCAGGATTTAGAGGGTACGCCGAAAGCATGGGCGGAAATTGAAGGCGTCCTGAAATGGAACGGCAACGGAAACGCGGTAATTGAATGAAAGAATTTTCCGACGCAACTAAAAAGTTGAGCGAACCGGCGCGAGATGCGAAACGCAAGGTTCAAGTCGTTGACTTGGGCAAAGCCGGAAGTTTCAAGGTTCACAAAGGTGCATTCACGAAAAAAGCGAACGCAGCAGGTAAAAGCGTTCACGCAATGGCGGAAGCGCACAAGCACGACAAAGGAAAAACTGGAGCGCAAGCACGATCCGCGCTAGGATTTGAAGCAATGCACCATTAAGGAGAAAAGAGAAATGTCACAGATTACAGCACAACCGATTGGAGCACTCCCCGGACAGTCACTCCCGACAGGGAACAGTCAGGCGGTAGGAGCTTCTGCCGACAAGATGACAGGCAGTGTCCTTTTCTCCGAATTGCTGCCGCGCTACAGCGCGATGAGCAAATTTGATGCCGTCTTTTTCATTGACTCTGACTCCGTGACACTGGCAGCCGCGAACGCGACAAAGAGCGCAGCCGGAACAATCAAGCTCATCAACGGCTTTTACAATCCGCTCGGCTCTGGTTTCGATTGCCACATCATTTCCGCGAACGTCTCAACGGTTTCAGGAACGCCGGCAGGCCCGTACTTTTTCAACGCTCAAACACTCGGAGCGGTGAGCCTCACGAACGCGGCAACGGGCAAGATTTGGGCTGGCCCGTTGAACACGATCAATCAGGGGCAAACAACTTTCGTGCTGCCAAACAATCAAACAATTTTCGCGGAAGTCAACGTTGCTCTTGTGCGCTCTGATGCTGCCACAACTGCATTCTCGCAAGTTTGGACATTGGGCGGCCCTGCTGCAATCGCAGCAGGAGCGGGCGAGTACGACTGCGACAAAGAAATCGCGGGGAGAATCATTGTTCCGCCCGGATGTGTTTTCGGTATCACTGCAACCGGAGCAGGCACAACGCACATTGTCCAGTCAACTCTTGCGGTTGGAGTTGTCGCAATCTAACGGTTGGAGTAAATGTCCGCTTTCAACTGCAACCCGATAAAGATTGATGCGCCAATGACGCAGACTTTCTGGCAGACACTCCGCGCTGCTGGATTGCTCGGTTCTCAATTCGGGAAACCTATTCAGGTAACGCAGATTTATTGGCGCGACCCTGGCCCCGGAGCATCCGTCACGATCACGGACGGCATGGGAACAGCGGACAACAATATTCTCGCGGAAGAATCAACGCCTCTCGATTTTGCGAGTGAAGACCCTTACAACATCACAACATCAGAAAGATTGTGGCGCGACTGGCAAGTAACCGAATTGACAGCGGGTGAAATCATCATCCATCACAAAGGTTACTGAGTGAACGAAGTCCTACGCGGCAAAATAGACCCGCTATTCCTTGCAACAGAAATCTTGGAGATGGACTTCCAAGAAGAACCTCACAGAAAACTTTTCGAGCATTTCATCCCTTGCGACCCAGAACAGAAAAAAGAATTTTACGCATTAGATCTAAACATCAAAAAGCGGATGATTCTTTGGCCGCGTGGCCTATTTAAGACTTCTGCTGTAGTCGTTCATATCGTTCAACTCATTCTCAATTTTCCGAATATAAGAATCATGTTGCTTTCTGGTTCCGTGGAACTTGCAAAGCAGCAGTTAGAGCGCATCAAGAGCGTATTCGAGGAACCTACAGAGAAATTCGAGAAACTGTATCCAGAGTTTTGCGGGCAAAAACTCGGCAATCAATCTAAGTTCACCGTTCCGAATCGCAAGCGTTCTATCAAAACCGCTCAGCCTACAGTTTGGATTTCTACGGCACGAAGCACGAAGTCAGGCTCTCACTGTGACATAGCATTCATTGATGATCTTGTAAACGATCAGAACTACCAAAATCCAGAACTGCTTGAAACTTGCTGGAATCAGTATTGCGACATAGGACCGCTAGTCGATCCGGGCGGGTACATAGTCGTAACAGGAACACCGTACAACTTCGGTGACACTTACGAGCGCATTGAGGAAGCAGCCCGTAAAGAGATGAAAGAAACCGGCGAGAGCATGTGGCTGATTACAACCAAAAGTTGCTGGATTTATTTCTGCGCCATTTGCGGGCAACCGGAAAACAAACACTTCGGAGATTGTAAATTCGTTCGTTCTGAAAAGCGGGATGTCCTATTCAAGCAATTCAAAACGAAGGACGGGATCACGCGCGGTCATAGCGTCAAGTATCTTGAAGGTGAGCGGAGAGAAAAGGGCGATGATTTCTTTGCAATGCAATATGAATGCCAGCGGCTTGCCAAAGGAATGCAGGCATTCACAGAGGAACTAATCAACGCTCAAACCTTGTACTACTTTGAAAAACCTGTCATGGAATCCGAGATGCAACGGATGGCCGGCGAAGTCAGACGCTTAATGCTCACTGGCAAGAGTTTCGATGACTCACTGAAAGAGGTAACAGCGCGTCCACCATCGAAAGAGATTCCGCTTGGTGGATGGACTTTCATCATTGGAGATTTGTCGTACTATTCGCTCATCAATGCAGACTCGCGGAGAAAGCGCGATAGGTGCGTGTTCTTTGTTGTGCGCGTAGTTCACGGTGCGCTGTATCTCATCGCCTCTTACTCTGGGCGCTGGAAATCAGGCGAAGTAGGAATGCAAATGGTAACAATGTACCTTCGCCATCAACCCAAAATCTTCTACTTTGAAGCTCTGCCCGATCACGAAGTATGGAATACGCTGCTGAACATGATTGCAGTACAGAACGGATTGCAGAGCGGTTTCCCTATGGAGTGGCTGCCGATGGGACAAGAGGATGATGCGAAACTGCTCCGCATCGGCTCAGTGCATGGCTGGCTTGCTCAGAAAAAGTTGTGGCTCTTTTCGGGAATGTCCATGCAGAATGCAGAGGGAATCAACGATTACGATATGCTCTGCGACAACCTGAAAAAATGGCCGAAACTCGGAAAGCACGATGATTACGGAGACTTGCTCGGACAAACCGTGAACGCTCCGCATGGAGTAGCACTCGAATTGATTCCGCACAGCGGAGCACCTACGCTCGGAGAGATGGTCAAGCGTCTCATGTTCCCCAATGGGCTGCCGTACCGTGTAGGATTCGAGGAAAAAGAAAACAGTGCTTATTCAAGTGGCCCTTGTGGTAGTGTCTTAATCGGATGAGCACTTACCCCATGCTCGTGCGCGATCTCCCCGGAGCTCTCACTACGCTCCGCAAAGCAGCGCAGAATTTTCAACCTGAACAGGTCACATGGGAAGAACAGCGCGACAACGTAGCACTCCTCAAAGAGATAACCGAAAACCGGAAACTGTCTGAAGCGTTTATGATTTCACGCGGCCTTGTGGCTACGTGGAACATGGCCGAAGTCCTGCTCCGCGCATACGTTGAGCCTATCAAGTGGAAAGGTTCTAACGATCAGTACCGCTCTAACATTGGAGTGCCGATACTAGCGGAGAATTTCTACTCACTCCTGAGCGCGTTTCAGCAAATCTTGTTCGCTGGCAATCGCCCATTTCTGATTGACCCAGGTCCATCAACAAAACTTGAAACGGCGCAAGCACAAGAGGCGTTGCTCGCGTCTCAGTTGAAGGTAGCAGGGCCGAAGGGTACGAGCGCGAAATTGCAAATCCGCTCGCTTGGATATGATGGTTTCCTGTACGGCGCAGGCGTAGTAATTGCCGGATGGACAACGCTGAAAAAGAAAAGGCTAGTCTATAAAAAGGGCGCGTCTAAATCCGTTCCATTAAACGACTCAGGAGTTACAGGGACGGTGCATGATGATGATGACAACATTGAGCCAGAATGGGAAGAATATGAAGTTAATCAACCCACTGTCGAGCACGTTCCAATTCGGCGCGTCCGCGTTGCTCCCGATTGCAGACGCGGAGATGTCCGTACTGCTTCATGGCGCGGTCGCATCATTTACCTCGACTCTTACGAACTGGACGACTTCCGAGACGTGGAAGGATACAACATCCCGACTCGCGAGCAACTTATCGCGCTGACTACTCCGTACAAAACAGAGCCTACAACCCATAACGTAATGGAGACGCAAACGGGAGCAATCACCAATGCGAATCCAGTCCAGCAACCTACCGCAATTCTGCCGAAAGCAATTCCCGAGTCCCAAAATGAATTCGCAAACGTTGACCCGCTCGCTCGCAAGTTTGAAATTTTCGAGTACATCACAGACAAGAGAATCGGATGGGTGCTTGAAGATCAATACCTAATCCGCAACTCTCCGAATGACGGAGATGTTGAGATGTATTCTTGGAACTACCGCGAGTCGCCGGATGCGTTCTTTGGATACGGAATACCGCTGTTTACGGGCGATTTCCAGCACATCGCGCAAGGCGTAGTTAACTACTACTTCGACAACAAAGCTCTGGATTTGATGGGAACATATGAACGCGAGGAAGGCGTAAGCATTTCCTCTCAGCCGAATTGGATGTTCCCCGGCAGGGTTGCGCCAAAGGGAATCAAGCTCGCAGATAGAGGCGCAGCAAAAGATACAGACCTTGCGCTAGTGGATAAGTTGAAAGCGTGGGCTGCCGCAATTAGCGGAGCAGGAGCAGGGATTCAGGGGATCAATCCCGGCTCACCAGGCGACATGCGGACAAAGCAAGGCGTCGAAACGCTCAACAGCGGTGAGCAAGTAAAGCAAGCTGATTTGATAGACATGGTTTGTGAGCAAGTGTTCATTCCCATGCTCACGTTCTTTGTGGCGCAGAATCGCAAATTGAAACCGTCACAACTCCGCAAGATGTTGAGCGAGAATTTAGCAGACGCTGAAAAAGTAGACCCGATAGACATGCTGAATGCAAACTACAAGATTACGATTTCAGCGGGCGCAAAACTTCAAGCGAGAATGGCTCTCAACAATGCGCTTGGATACATTCAGAGCATCTTGCAGCAGCCAACATTCGGAGATCAGCTTTCACTTGCGGGCAAAAAAATAAATTGGGAAGTGTTTCTCCGCGTCATTTTGGAAGGCTTCGGATTCCCGTACACTGAACAGTTAATAGTTGACATGACAGCAGAAGATAAAGAACGCCTGAAGCAGCAGCAGGGGAATCCCGGCGCTAAGATCATGGGCGATCTGCTGAAAATTCAAGCGCAAACCAGTGGGAAGCAGTCAATAGATAACAATCAGGCAGAGAATCGCGCATTGCTCGAAACCCAAAAAGCGATGTTCGAGCATTCCGACAGAGAGGCAGAAGCAGCGTTCAATGCAAATGGAAACGGATAATAAAAACAAAGTGGTAATACCTAACGGTATCAGTGAAAGCGCGTACTGGCTAGGAATGCAGCGCATTTTAGCGCAGAGATTGAAAGAATGTCAGAAGACAGAGAATTCCTGAAAGCTCGCGCTGTTCGTCTCGGATACCTTTTGCAATCTCCCGGCTGGCCCGATCTACTCGCACTCTTGCGCGAACTAGAGCACGAAGCAGTTGAAGCAGTGAATAAATTCGAGGGTTGGGACCGCGAGAAGGCAGCCGATTTAGTGACTATTCAGCGAACGGTATCTCGCACATGTGAGCAGATAGTAAAGAGGGTAAGCGAAAATATTGTTGCAGGACAGGTTGACGATGTGTTACAGAATGTGAGTGTTGATTCGCGGCAACTATCCGACGAGGAGTTGCAGCAGTTAGCAGAGTCTAGGATTCCCGGTACTTACTAATGGCAACTGGCACAATCAATTTGCAGACCGCGCAGTTTTCGCCTGATGAGATAAACAAAGCGATTCAGGCAGGACTAGAAGCGCAGAAGAACGGCGACGGTACTAATCGCATCGTTCCCGCCGATGACCCAGACGCACCGACCGTATTTAAGCAAACGGTCAACATTGGCGGTAAGGAGATGACGTTTACCGGCGATTCTCCCGAATCCGTTCTGTCTCAGGTCACAGCCGCAAGCAACGCAGCTTCAGCAGTAGCAACAAAACCAGCAGAAGAAGCAAAGCCGCAACCAAAACCAGCACTCACTCAAGAAGAAATCACGAAGTACGGCATCGAAGTTCAAAAAGGGAACGTAACCGCGCTGAAGGAATTCGTTCTCAAGAGTGGGATGCTCAGCGACATGCTTGCGGCAGAGGGAATCTCTGTTGAAGACATTAAGCGAGTGAAAGCGGCAACAGTCAGCAACGAAACCGCGCAATCATGGACTCGCGCAACGGAAGATTTCTTGAAGGTTCCCGGCAATGACTGGCCGGGTGGCGAACAGAACAACGAAATTATCGGGATGGTGCTCGGCAAGTTGAATTTGCAGCCATCAGTCGAAAGCATTCAGAAGGCTTACGACTACATGAAAGAGCACAATCTTGTTGTGGCAGTTTCCAGTAACGGGAACGGCAACGGAGCACCAAAGCAAAAGGCCAGAAGTTCAACAGCAGTTGGCGCGGATGGCGGAACTCATGTGCGGCAACCGCAATCTCCCGATGTTCGCAATCTTCAGCAAGGCACGAAAGCATCATCGCTGATTACGGATTACCTGAAACTTGATCCGCGCTCGCGTGATGCAGCAGTCAACCGTTGGATTCAGGCCAACGGCGCAGACGCAGCAAAAAAGGTGAATTGGACTCAATAGGAGAAAAACATGTACTTGCCTCCCGGCGTTCAATCAGGATCACTCGCGGGCTATCCGCAAATCAGCTACTTCAACACGGCTATCTTGGAGTGGCAAGCCAATACTCCCATGCTCCGCGAATGCTGCGATTTCAAGCCGATGGCGCGACGGACAGGCCGCGCTATGCAGTTCTACGGTCAACAGCCGTACACTGCAAGCACTCAGACTGTCTCTGAAGGCGTTCCGCCTCAGTCCGAGTCCCTGTCTCAAGTTACGTCCGTTGTGTTTGCGGACGAATTTGGGAACTGGATTGGAATCAGCAACGTCGTAGACCTCACCTTCGTCAATAGCGGCGTGACGGATGCAACGCGCAACCTCTCCTATCAGGCTGCATTGTCCGGCAATCAAATCGCCTTCAACGCTTTCGATGCAACAGCAACTGCCGATTCGACAACGCGCATTGACTTAGGCGATAACGAATTCGTGCTTTCTTCCACGCTCACCAAAATTGACGCGCAACTCGCAACAAACAACGTTCCTCCGCGTGAGGAAGGCATGTATGTGACTATTGGGCATCCGCTTCAGTACGGCGATTTATTTGCTGACAACACAGCAGGCGGATACACGGACATGCAGAAACGCGACGAAGCAGGACGGCGCGAGATGGAACGCGGCATGGCCGGGAAGCAGTACGAGGTTGGAGAGTGGCGCGGCCATCGCATGATCCGCACGAGCACCGTTTCGACCTTCAGCAACTATCCCTCAAACGGGAAAACCGGATACGGGATGTACACGGTTGGAGACGAAGCAATGCTCGCCTCGAACATCGCCGGCGTAGACGTACCGGAATCGCCCGAATTCAACGTGATGGTGACTCCGCTTTCAACTCCCGATTTGAGCAATCCGATGTTGCAGACGCGCACGATTGTTTCCTACGATTTCTTTTTGGGAGTTGTGGCTCGCCCCAACACAAACGGGACGAATGGATTCCGCCGTACACGTTGTGAAGTTTCAATGGCGTAATCGTTCCAGCAGTCAAACGTTAGAGTGACAGGAGAAAAAGAAAATGTCAGTTATCCAGATTCAGAGACACAAGTTCGGCACTGGCGCGAAAGACCTTGCCGCACTCGCACTTGGTACGTCCACAACTGAAACTGCATTTTCTACCAACGGCTCAAAGGCTGGCAGCGTTACCGTTGTGTCTTCTGTCGTTGATGTCATTTCCATTCCAGGGCAAGGGCAGCAGACGATGTATTGGGACAACGGCAAGCCATTCGGAATTTACGGATGGGGAACGCTTGTGACTGGAGTCTCTACCAACTTGACGCTGAAGGTCTATCAGGTTCCGGCGTCCATCTTGGCAGCCGCAACGCAAGGAACACTTGCAAATGATAACGTTGTCGCTGCAAGTTCCGCTCGCGCCGTCAACTCGACAACCGGCATGTTTTCGTTTGATTTGAAATTGCAATGGAATTCCACAACGAAACTGCTTCATGGAACCTCTACGTTCACCATTGCAAACAATTTGGACGCCGTTGCAGCAGTCACAGCAGTTACCACAGCAACCGCATTCGACACCGAGTTGAATTTCCTCGTTTCCGCAACGTTATCCAGCGGCAACGCTGCCAACGTTGTTACTCTCCGTGGAATTGAAGTCTACGAGGTTGAGTAGTTGGAGACTCCAGCAGCGTACTTAGTTCGAGGCGGCACAACCGTAAGCGATACTCTTCTCTCAGATCCAGAATTAACAGAACAAGGACTCCGCGAAGCATACGAAGCTGCGGAGTTTTTGTCTATTAAAGGCATGGGGAAACTCATCTACATTGATGAATTAGCAGAGAAACAATTCGCAGCCGTGATTGCAAACGGAGTACCAACAATCAGAACAGAAGATGAGTTGTATGCTCCTTCCGTATTCGTTTGCTATCCAGCGCGTAAGGATACCCCGCTATCGAAGTTAGTTGCTCCAGGTGGAATCGCGGAGTGGTACGGAGACAGCGACATCCGACCAATCTTTAAATCTATTCAACTCCAATCCTGAATGCTCATCTCTGCCAATCCCCGCGAATTGGATTTCCTGCCATGCGACGAAGCAATTTGCAGAGTGCAAGAAGATAACGACCACTTCTCGGATCGTTACCGCCTCTCCGATCATTCCGAATTGAAAAACTTGGAACGCAGAGCAGGAACACGCATTCATCACTCCGAATTGATTCTAGGAGTGCAACAGATTAACCCGCGCATCTTTGTACAGCGGAGCATCAACTATCCCGAAATTCCGTGGAAGTGGGGATTCTACATGGACGTGCGCGGGCGCATGAAGTATGTGAGCGGGTGTCCTGATGGATGGCTTAGAGAGTTTTCCTGCTACGAAGTAGACGAAAGAAACCTGATGACTGGTTATGAGATTCGGGGATGGCGCACGATCTTGTTGCGGATGCTCGCAAGCGGGTTGCTGGCATGGGCTGAAGTCCTGAAGCGTTTCGGAGATGCAGAGGGAGTCAACTCTAACCGTTGGAGGATGCTAACTTTGCACTTTCGGGAAGGCTGTTCTTCGCGTATGATACACCACAATTACGAGTAGGAGAGGTAGACAATGGCACAAGCAGCAGCGCAGCCGATGGAAATTAAACCCGGGATGTCCTTCACCTTTGAGCAAGTCCAGCAGTTAATGATGGGCATGGTTCAAGAGATGAAGAAGCCTTACGTTGATCCCGACGCAGAGGCGAGACGGAAACGGGAAAAACAGCAAGGACTTGAAGCGCAGAGACGGCGCGAACTCGAAAAGAAAGCCTTGCAGGAACACTGCACTCACAAAGATCGGCATGGTCGCTGGCTTATCGCAACCGTCCACAATCACCCCGACCAACAGACGCGTGGATTCTGTCCGAAGTGTCGCATCCTGATTGAGCCAGAGCATACGGAAATCGGATACGATCAGAAACCTTACCGCGTTCCCGCGCACAAACTTTACGGCATCGTGCGCGAGCTCGAAATTGAAAATCTGCAACCTGCATTCTGATGGGCGGTGAAGTGTGGCGGTTCCTAAGAACCTTACCAATTCAGTTGCATTTCAATCCACAACCGGAGTGCTTGCCGCTCTCGGTTCCGTAAAACTTCGGTTAAATCTCCCGTTCTATCAAGGCGCGACTCTGCTTACAGGCGGTCAGATTTACGCGGAAGATATTTCGATTTCGCTTGATGCAAATGCAAATCTCAGCAATCCCCCTTCAATCTGGGCAAGCGATCAGATACAAGGAACTCCCGCGTATAACATGTGGCTGTTCGACAAAAACGGGAGTCAATTAATCAATTTTGGCCCTGTCGTTCTTTCAGGTTCATCGCCCATAGATTTGAGCACAGTAGTTACTACAACAGTTGGAGTGTCATATCCGAATGTTGTTTTACAAACTCCAGCAGCAGTGCAATCAATCACGGGATTTCCACTCACTCTGACCGCAAGTGCTCCCCTAATAACGCAAGGCACTTTAACAGCAACTGGCAATGTAACTGCAACGGCGGGAGCAAATTCGATCCGCTCTACAACTCCCGGCCCTAATCCTTGGATAGATGTAACCGATCCTGTTATAGGACTGAAGGGCGATGGCATTACTGACAATGCATCCGCATGGAATACTTATGTCGGAACTATCGCAGCATCGGCAAATATTTTCTTTCCTTGTGGAAATTTCCTGTTCAAATCTTCCGCGACCCTGCCGCTTAATATCCCTATCAAACTCTTCGGAGCGGGATATTGTACCAACATCATCAAGGATTTCGATTCAACCCCACTGTTCCGCACGGCGAATCAGAGTTACGGAACACAGACCACTCTCACTGCAAATGCAGCGGTGGGCGACCAGCGGGTGACAGTAACGAACTCGGCGGGATTTTCAGTCGGGCAGTGGATTCAGATTGACGACAACACCGGCTTGACAGGAACGAACTGCACATCGTATGCGGCCTACGAACCTGCAGCCCTATCCTGCAACCTCGAGCTGGTGCAGATCAACGCTGTTATAGACAGCACTCATCTCGGCCTGCGCACGTCGCTAGATAGCAGTTACACCACTGCTGGCTCCGCTCGTATTTCAGTGGTGACACCTGGATTCTATACAATCCATGATTTCCGCATTTCGCATGGCCCTGATTGCTCAGTACCAAACAACTGTACCCAGGATGGATTTGACCTGATATTCCCGGTCGAATTGGACATTCACAACATTACCGTAGATATCAACAAAATGACAGCGGCGATTCAGTTGCACCGTGGCCGTCACATCTCAATCCATCACAACGTATTTCGCAACGGTGCAGATGCAGTTACCAAAGTGGGACAAACAGGTGACCCGATCATTGTTGATGAAGCCTCGGCTTATGGAAGTTTCACTGACAACACAGTTTATAAAGTCGGGCAAGCAGCAGTCGAACTTCAGTCCCATCACTGGTCACTTAACCACAACCGCTTCAATGGGTGTGCGGATGATTGCATTAACACTCACGGCCACTTAGACCATGACATCACGATTTCAAACAACGTTTTCGGCGGCTTTCCTTCAAGCGACACAAACGCCACAGTAGACGGGCGCTGCGTCGTGGTCACAGATACAGATTACAATATCAGCATAGAGAACAACGTCTGCGCAACGTTCTCTATTGCTGGGATTCAAGCATCAGCCAACACGGTTGGGAACACCTACGGGATCACGGTTAAGGGGAATGAGATTTACAGCCCTGTGGCCTCCGGAGGAACCTTCCCGCCTAACTGGTTAGTCAGCACGGCCAGCGGCGTAAATGGAATCCTCTTCTCTCGCGTCATCAAGTCGTCCATCGAAGGCAACATCATTCGCGGCGCTTTCCCTGCCAACTCTCAGGGCATCAACTGTATCGCGTGCCAGTATGTAGAAATCGCAAACAACCAAGCGCATCAGACAGCGACGGTCACAGGAGATGTCGGGATTTACGTTCAGACGAGCGGGAGCGATGCCTGGAACAACGTCACGCAAACCGGCAATATCGTTACCGGATGGAACAACACCAACTGCCGCTGGGACGTGGCCTCAGCGACCGGTGATAAACTAATCTCGACCAATAATAATTGTGCCACTGGCCCCGGCACAGCGTATCTTTACAGCGCATCCATTACCAATCTCTTTCGGGGATTTAATATCGGAGATGCCTACGGCTGGCAGACCAATCTGGGGCAAGCATTCACAGAGGCATCGGCTGCTACATGTGCGGCAGGTTTGGATGTGCTTTGGGGAGATTCTACCGATCATCGCCTGAAGATGTGTAACAATAATGGCACGGCAACTGATGTAGCCGGCCTTGCTGACTTTGCTGTTCCGCCTGCAATCGGCAACACAACTCCAGCCGCAGGAAGTTTTACAACGCTTAGTGCTTCGACAAGTTTAACGCTCACAGAAACTGCTGCTCCGGCAGCGGTGTCCGGCAAGGATGTGTGCTATGGGGATTCTACCGCCCATGCGGTAAAGTGTTCTTATAACAACGGCTCTTTCCTTGCTCTGCCTCAGGTGATTGCGAGTGGAACATCGACGCTAACCAGTGCAACAGTAACAACGAATACTTGTCAGACGGTAGTGACCACGGCAGCAACGGGAGCGGCAACTACTGATGCGATTGAATGGGCCTATGCGACCAACCCCGGAACGGCTGATGCCTTGATGAACGTTTCTGCTTCTCCCACTTCGGGAAACGTTAACTTTACACGTTGCAATCCTACCAGCGCATCGCAATCAGGGACAGCTATCGTCATCAATTGGAGAGTCGTAAGATGATTGCAACCGTCCAAAGAGTTTGCATGTGTGACGTGTGCAGGCTTGTAGATTTCGATACGTCAGAAAAACTTTGTGGATACTGTAGTCTGTGTGATGCTTGGATTTGCGTATCGTGTTCATCTAACTGGCCGAAGAGAATCAAGGCGGCTATCAAACGAAAACTAGAACCAGGATATAAAGGAATTCCGAATTATGAGGAGGTAGCAACGAATGAACGTCAGGGATCAAGTGATAAGTTACCTGCTGCAACAGTGTGATGTTAAAGATTCCGTAATCGCTGGAATGCAGAAAGAAAAAGCCGAACTGGAAAAAAAGGTTTCGGAGTACGAAAAGTTGACACCAGTTGAGACGAAAAACTAACCGATGCCCACTTCTCTCCAAACTACTACGGTTGAAAAAGTAGCAAATCAGTGTTCTCTTCATACTGACCTGCAAAACTACTTCAACGTTGGAGCACTCCAAAACGAACCGGCAGCAACAATCTGCAATCGCACAATCCAGATGCTCTTAACGCGCCGTCTCGCGTGGAAGCATAATCGCGTCGAATTGTGCGGAGCGGACAGGGCAGGGAGCGGGCAATTTCTCGTAACTCAGTACGGAGTGCAAGACTACCGCTTCGCCGGCGCATCCGCTTTCGTTTTGATGGGTGGAAGTCAGGCAGCACAGCAAGCGGGCGGCGTAGGAATAGACCTGAAGGCAAGCCCGATGAACAATGGCGGAACATCTCAGGCAGCGGGCATTGTCGTTTCGGGAAGCACAGCAACAGTGCAAACTCTTGACCAACATCCGTTTGTAGTTGGCAGTACAGTTTTCTTATCGGGTGTAGTTGATTCCGCGTGGAATTCATCATTCACTTCTAACCGTGTTGCGCTAACTTCGGCATGGACAGGCGGGAGCGTAATCAAGACTGTTCCTGATGCGTACCACTTCACGTTTACCGCAACATCGGCACAACAAGCAGTGGGCAACAGTGGCGCTCCTGGTTTCGGCCTGAATGGTTTGTCGGCATGGGGATGGATGGAATCTTGTTCGATGCAAGATCCAAACTCCCAAGCCTTCCCGCAACCTGTCTTCCCGATTAAAGCCGTGCGCGAACTCCCGCCAGCATGGAAAGCAGTGGGAGAAGTCCAGCGCGTTGCAATGATGCAGGACTATGCAAATGGAGTATTGCGTTTTCGTCTCGGATACCCGATGAGTGCTCAGCCATTTCAAATCAATCCTGTCTATCAGGCGCGAGCCCCCATCCTGTCTGCTCCTACTGACGTGTTTCCGTGGCCCGATAACATCGCTTACGTGCTCTATGAAGTCGCCCTCTTTTTCGGGTACCGCTTCGCAAAAGGAATCCAAAATAAACAGACAGCGGAGCAATGGAAAGTTGCTACCGCAATGATTCAAGAAGCGATGGCATCTCAAGATGTAGAAGAAGACGATTTTGGGCGCATTCCCGAATTGAGCCTGTATCGCTAACATGGCAGCATCAAACTATCCCGGCCTAACTATCCAGTATTGGCGCACTGGCCTTTATACCTACCGTTCACAATTGTTCGCTCCTCTACGCGAGCTCGGAATCAATGTAGTGCAAATGCGGGATGCATTGATAGATGGGCAGGACATGGAAGTAACAGACAAACTTGAAGTGTCACGCCGTCCCGGTTACGTGCGGATGTGCTCGCAACAACTTGCAGCCAATGAAATCATAAATCAGTTTTACTCAGATCGTGGATGGCCGAATGTAAGCGTAAACAATCTCTATTCATGGTTCGACAGTAACCAGCGATTCGCATTCTTCACATCTTCCGCAATTACAACTGTCTGGACTAAGCCTTCAGCAGCGCAAGCCTTTGTTGAGATGATCGGCAGTCAAGCGTACATCTTCAATGGAACAGCGAACGGGGCAAAAAGATTTTCGACACTGGATCACACGTTACACAATCTCGGAATTCCCGCTCCTGCAAATGCTCCAACCGTTATACCTCCAACTGGAGCAAACATCGGCTCAACATTCTGGCAACCGTCTACCTCTTACGTGCAAGGCATGGGCGATTTGGGCCAGATCATTGTTGATTACAACGGCAATGTGCAGCAGAACACAAGTGCAGCAACGGGCACAACAGGCACGGTAATCCCGAATTGGTTAACTCAAATATCTCAACACACGGTAGACAATCAGGTTACATGGGATTGCCTCGGAACTATCGGCACATGGGCCGCGAGCACTCAATACGCTGGCTCTGTTGTCATCCTCGATTCAAATGGCAATATTCAGCAGAATCAAACTCCAAACGGTACAACCGGAGCCGCTCAGCCAACATGGAACACGAACGTAAACGGGAACACAACTGACAATACAATTACGTGGAAAAATCTCGGCAATGGGCAATTTCAAGCATTTACAGGATGGGTCTATGTCTACACCTACTCAACCCAAGCTCCAACAGTTGCAGGTGGGTACTATCACTGCTCCACGGCTTCACCGCCTAGCATTACAACTGGGCCAGTACTCGGAACAAATTACACAATCTCACTCACCGGAGCATTCTCTACAAGTCCAGAGTGCAACTCCGTTGACGTGTATCGCACCCGCGATGGTGGCTCGTATCTCGAATATCTCGGAAGCGTTGCGAACAACCAGGCAGGCGGAACTTGGACGTTCACGCACGGAGCAGACAACGACTCAATCCTGAATCCGCAAATCATTGTTCCGCTCGGAAGTTCGCACATCAATGACCCGCCTCCCGGTTCAACCGGAAGCGTTGCGCCGTCTACCGATAATCTCGGATATGTTTCATATTGGAACGGAAGATTATGGTGCGCTGCTGGCAACAAAATCTATTTTGATGCAGGGCCAGATTGTACGAATGGCGATCCTCACGCGAGTTGGCCTCCTGCTAATGTGTTCGCATTCAACGGGCAAGTAATCGCGCACAAGCCAACATCAGAAGGCTTGCTCGTGTTTCTAGCGGATGCTGTGAAGATGATTGCGGGAGGTCCCGCGACGCTCTCTTACTTCCCTGCTGATTTATTTGAAAACTTCGGCATCTCATCGGCCAATTGCTTAGACAAAGACGGAGATGTAATCCGCGTACTCAACACGCAAGGCCAGTATTGGCAATTGACGGTAAGCGAAAAAACGCAGGACTCGAAACTGATTGCAGACGTGATGGCGCTCAACTTTGCTCCCGCAACCTCATATCTCACAAGTCATCATTCGACACTCGATGACGGAGTATTTCTAAGCGATGGGAGCACGAATCAATTTCGCTATGGCCTCAACATCGGAGCATGGTCGCCACTCGGTAAACCTATCGGCGGAATTAGGGCATTGCGTTCGATAGAAACGTCCATTGGAACCTATACGCTCTGCATGGCTCGCGCAAGCGCACAAGGCTACATTCTCGGACGTTCGCTCACAACATGGCAGGATGACGGCCAGATGTACTCCAACTGTTTTAGCACTGTCGGAAATATCGTGCTATCACAACCGCTCGAACCTCTTGTACCTGTCCGCTGGATTACTCTATACATGGCAGGAGGAGGCGGCGTCCCCACTTTAGAAGTGCTGCCGAATGAAATCAGCGGAGTCTCCGGGAACATTCCTAGCGCATGGAGTTCTTCAACAAATTACACGACAGGGCAGCAAGTCACGTACAACAATCTCGTATGGCAAGCAACACAGAATTCCACTAATCAGACTCCAAGCGTCACATCTGCATTCTGGCAGTTTGTTGCTTGGGCGATCACGTTCACGCCTGTACCGAATCCAGTAGTTGATTTAGGTATGCGCGATCCTATCTCACTGCTCGTGCGAAGCTGGAATCTGTACAACGTCCAAACGTTGCGCGATTCTTTGATGATGCACCACTTACAGGTAAAAATTACTTTCCCGCAAGAGAACTTTCCAAGTACGATAAAGGTGCTTGCGTTAGGCTCGGAGAAAGCATGATTGATCTACCTACTATCGTACTTCCGCGAGACAACATCAGTCTCCGCGTTCCAACTACGCACACGAAAGTAAGGCAATTGGAAACGCTCAACATTCAGCCGGTTGTCACAGCATCCACTCCTGTTTATGTTGTGAGGCGAAACGTTTCCGCAACACTCGCAACCGTGAATACCCAGATCGTGCGGAATAGGATTTCGACAATCTCTCAACTCACAGCATCGGTGCAGACTCCCAATGGTTCAATCCAGGCTGTAGCAGCAGGCAACTCGGATGCTCCTATCTCTGTTGCCGTAACACGTTCACGCATTCCAGCAGCACTCTCCATCGGGGCAAGCGCGACGACTGGCGCGGAGACTTCCCCCGTTTTCGGCGGATCGTTTTCGAGGGCTATAAATATCCAATGAGCGAAGGATGGACGTTCCGATTTGCAACAGCAGAGGACGCGCAACCTCTCGCTGAATGGGCTGCCAACAATCCAGACATTCCAATCTCCGACATCGAAGCAGGAACACGCGAAAAGAATCCAACTGTTGCTTACTTTATTGTTGAGCACGATGGCAAAATCGTTCTGTGCGTTCCTGCATTCTGTGTGCTCAGAATCGCATACCTGAATTTCAATCCTGAAGCGAGCGAACGCGAGCGCATTCAGGCAATGGAGAAAATGCGGCTAGCCCTTATTGGCTTTGCTGCTTCCTTCGGCATCAATTCTGTTGAGACACTATCGAAAGAGGGTTACACTGTTGCGAAGTGGGCTGCAAAACATGGGTTTTCCGTTGAAGACAGGCAGTTATTCGCTCTAACGGTTGGACTGGAGAAACGCAGTGTGTAGCAGCGGAGATCAAACCGCAAAAGATACTGAGCAGGCACAGGCAGCGTTCACGAAAACGCTGATGTCCTCTTTTCAGACTGCTTTCGCGGCCAATCAGGGAATACTCAGTTCCATCATTCCGAAACTGACAGAGATGATGAACAATCCGCAAGGATTTTCTCCTGAAGAATTGTCTCTGATGAAAACCAAAGCCTCTGACACCGTTACGGCGCAAACTGATGCAGCACAGAAAGCAGCGGGAACCTATGCAGCGTCTCATGGCGGCGCCGATCTTGGGAGTGGAGTGCAGGCGCAAATCTCAGGCAGCATTGCGGGTGCAGGAGCGACGGAACAGGAGCGCGAATCCTCCAACATAGACATTGCTAACGAGCAGGAGAGACAGCAAAACTACTGGCGTGCCATCGGCGGATTGCAAAAAACGGCAGAGGCAGAAAATCCAACTGGATACGCAGGAGCAGCAAATCAAAGCGGAGACACGACGGCTAATCTTTCTCGCGCTGTGCTCGCATCACAACAGGCAGGATGGCAAAATATTGGCGGTATCATTTCGGGAGTAGCAGGGTTAGGAGAGGCGGCTGTAGGAGCCTACGGCGATCTCGGTTTTGGTGGAACTTCAGCGGGTCATTAATCATGGGCGGAACACAATCATTAATCAATCCGGCGCTTGATGCAGGCGGGAGCGGTCCCGAAACGCAACCGCAGCAGCCCGCGTCTGTTCCTGCTCCCGATCCTCACGCACGTCTGAAATCAATGATTGCTGGAATGTTCATGGGCATGGGTGCAGCGGGGAAAGCTATCGCCACAGGCGGGCGAGAAGGTGGAGTGTCTGAAGTTCTACAAGAGCAGCATCAACAAAAAGAATTGGAGATGCAGCAAGAAGCGCAGCAGAGAGCGCAAGCGGAAAGCGAATCACGAATCAAATGGCAAAACGCTCAGACGAATGCAGCCACAGCGCAGACGCAAATCCAATTGCACAACGCTCCTCTTGAACATCAACGGTTGGTGCTCGAAAATCAAGCATCCGTAGTCAAAATGCTAACTGACATCGGCGTACCGTCTGCCATGATCGTTCCCATTTTGGAAGGCCAGTCTACCGATGAGCACATGCAAGCATTGAACACAAAAACAGGCGGCGATTTTGTAAACAATGCAATCGTGCCTGTGCATGATGAGAAATTCGGCGGGAACGGCAACTCTTACGGATTCGATTTCTCGAAACTCCATTCCACAATGGTTCCGATTGAGAAGGCCGGCCCGATGCTCGCCACACTTCAAAACACAATTGACATGGCTCGCGGAGAGTTGGGAGCAGATGACCCTAACGTAAAAGTGGCGCAAGGGAAACTTGACCTGTTCAAGAGTGGCGGGAGCGCGAGCGCAGCAGACCTACTCAGCCTGAATCAGATGGTTCAAGCGCAGTTGCTTGGACGTGTACAAGCACAGCAGCAAGTCACGAAGTTCAAAACGGAACAGGCAGAATTAAAGCAAAAGCAGCAGGAGACAGACCCGTTATTCAAACTCGAAAACGATCCAAGCCAGATGCAGGGAGAGAAAGCATCTTCCGCTATGGCAATGCTGCAATCAAAACTGACAGACCCGAATTTATCAGCAGCCGACAAGCCGCGAGTCCAGCGGTTGCTTGCGCAAGCGAAGCAAGCGCAGAAAAATTATCTGTCTACCGAATCCGCGAAAGCGCAAATGGAGCAGTCCGCCCGCGAAGGCGATCCAGTTGCAGCGGGCAAGTTGCTCGCGCAAGGTCTGATTGCGCCATCTCAGATTCCAGGGCGTAGCAGTTTCCGCGTCAAGGCAATCGAAGCAGCATCCAAGATTGATCCGAATTTCAACGCAGCAAAAGCGGAGACTCAGTACCAGTACGCGCACAATGTCCAGACCCAGAACACGTTGAACATGATTTCAGCAATGGAAGAAAAAGGCGGTTCGATTGACATTGCAGAAAAGGCCGCACAGAATCTTCCCGCACTAGACTCCAAGATTCTCAACAAAGTTTTCAACGCAACAGAAACCCAATTCGGGAGCGCGAACATCACAAACTTCCATACCGCTATGCTCGGACTCGCGGATGAATACAGCAAGGTAATGGGCGGCGGCGTCTCATCCGACACAGGACGGCAACAGGCGCTTGACATCCTGAAGGATTCCTACTCGAAAGGGCAACTCGCGGGCGCAATTTCCATAATGAAACAGGACATCACGGCCCGCAAACGTGCTATGGTGCGCGACAACCCTACACTGAAAGCCTTGTATCCTGAAAGTCAAGGGAACGGTGCTTTCGATCCCAGGAAAGATTTCAAGCCAATTCAGTAAATGTCTACTCCCGGCAATCCCGTTGTAATGGTTGACCCACAAGGCAACGTTGGACAGGTTGCAGCGGACAAGGTTGAGTCCGCGCGATCATCAGGATACAGAGATGCGGTCAAGATGGTTGGGCCTGATGGGAAGCAGGGATACGTTGCAACCGACAAGGTTGATGCAGCCCGACAAAACAATTTTATGGTTGCTCCCGATTCGGGAATCAAGATGGCTACTCCCGATGGCAAAATCACCTACGCCCTGCCTTCAGAAGTGGATAAATTCTCTGCATCAGGACACACGCGAATCAATCCTGACGGCAGTTATCTTGTAATGCCACTGCCAGGAGAGGAGTATCAACAAACTATCTCTCGCGCCAAAAATGTCATGAAAGCTCTTGGAGCAGAAGACCAAAAAAAAGCACAAGACGCCGAAATGGTGAGAGCAAGAAAGAATTTAACTAGCCCGAATCCGTTGCGAAACCCGCTCATAGCTGGCCCACTTGCGGGCGCAGGAACAGCAGCAGCAATTACAGGACTTGGGGAGGGACTAGGAGCAGCGGGGGAAGCGATTGCTAGCACGACAGAAGGGCAATATTTCCTAAGCAGTCCGCGATTGTACGCGCAATGGGCGTTGAAGGCCGCAGCAAAGAGCGAGTTAGCAAAAACGGCAGTAAAGTATGCCATTAAAGGAGGAGCAGCGTACTTGGGTTATAGATGGCTTGGGCGACTGCTCACAGGTGGCTTATGAGCAAAGCAGGAGACATTGAAGCGAACGAAGCACTCATGCATCATGTAGTAGAGAAACTAGACCCGCATGTAAGCGCACTCGTAGGATTTGAGGCTCTAACAGAGTTGGCTCACACGATGACTCCACAGAAGTTTCAAGAATTCATCCAATCAGCGATCATGCGAGCACAAGAAACTCACTACGATTTCACCCAAGCTCAAGCGCAGAATTCAGTTGCAAATCCATCTACTCAGGAGTAAGGTGAGACTCACCTTACACACTTCAATCTCTCAAGAGAGGAAAATCAAAGAAATGAGCACAGCAACATCGTTTGGCATCCCCGATTTGCAAACTGCTATTAGTGGAGTTGAACAAGTCGGAGCAGCAGCGGCAGCGCCGTTCATTCATTCCGATTCCGGCAAGGCTACCGAGCAGAAAGTGTTGGCAGAAGTCAATCTCGGCATCGCAGCACTTCCACTGCTTGGCAATCTGTTCACGATTATCGGCGGCCTGTTTCATCACGCGCACAAAGTCGCAACGCAACCGCCTTCTCCCCCGGCAACTCCTCCCCCATCGGCCTGAAGATTAGCCCTTTCCATCGTGCCGCATCTGGTAGCCATAGGATGCGGCACTCTTGCGTTAGAGTGCTACAATTGGAATCCTCAGAGTGGAAACGCTCTGCTCCTACGGGAGAACGTTTAGAAAATTGAGCGGGGGACAACAGGTTAACCCAAACAGGGTATTTCGTCTTTAAATGGTTCAAGCGTGCCGGGATTCAAAACTGGATTCCGGCATTCTTGTTTTTGCTTTCTTTCGCCTTGCCATTGTGCTAAGTTGCAGAGCAAATGGACTGGATGACAACTGCCGGTCATGTCTCAATTCTTGCGGCACTGGTGAGCGGTTTCGACACAGGTAAAAGGGGATAGGAACTTTGCGCATCGAAAGGAAGAAGGCGAGTGCATGAGATATTGTGTCAGTTGCCAGATATTACTTGCGTTGATTCATGGCGCAAGTTTGCGTTTTACGCGGGATGTGTTCTCTTACTTGCTCTTGTTACTATTGCTAGTCGCTATCTGCTCCGTCGCATCTCTCGTGATGGAGCTAAGAAAGCAGCATCGCATGTCAAAACAAACAGCCACTACCGCGAGCACAGATCCAAATCTGCAAGCGCCTCCGATTCAAGCGATGGCCCAAAGAGCCGGTAGGTTCTCAGTGTTCATCCTGATGATCGGGATTGCTGCCGGAATCGCTTTCGACTTCGGAGCACGTCACGGATATGCAGAAGCCTACCGCGAATTCATGGGCAATCGGTACTCGTACTCTGACGTTGTAGTAACGCGGCGGTACAGCGAGAAACATTTCCAGATTCAACCCGCGCGGATGCAGCCCTTCGATTTCACGTCCTGCACGGCACTAGATTGGCGGGAAAACGAGAAAATGAGATTGCTGCGCTTTCAGCCGGACGTGGAGCACGATTGCAAAGACGTTGCCTTACGCGGAGAGTTTTACTTCTACACAGACCAGAGCGGAAACAGAATCCAGGAGGTAGCCGATGGGAGATAATCCAGGTCAGCAACCGCCAGCAGTAGTAGTTGACATCGAGCCAATCCACGGCAAAACAACCCGCATCTCAATCCCCTGCAAGAGCACAGAAGAAGAGAAAGCAATTGCAGAGCGCGTGATTGCGGCAGTGAACGCAATCAAGTCAGAGTATGAGTGAAGGCGTAATCGCTCAACTTGAACACGATTGTAACGACATCGTATGCATCGAATACGAAGGGTACGACCTACTTCTCAATCCAGAGAAAATCAAGACGCATCAGCAAGTTGTATTAGCAGCTAAAACATACGTTGAGTTGTTCGGCTACTCGCTGACTGCTCTACGGTAGAACCAGTTCTCCTCACGAATCAGGTTCACAAGTGCGCAGAAGGGGCACGAATCGCCATGTATATCAGGGAGAACGTTGGGGAATCGCGGTTTCCCATCAGAGATGTGAACTTCCGCCAATTCGATAAACAGCGGCAACGTGCTATCGGGTGCTAGTTCGGCAGCAGTCTTCATGGTAGGTTCCTGATTTCCTTCACTCCGAAAAATCTCTCCAAGCACTCAAGCGAGATTTCCTTTGCGTCGAACGGGTAGAGCAACACAAGTATGAGCCAAAGCGGAATGAACGCAAGACGCAAGGGGAAGCCAATTATCCACAGAGCTACAGTCACACCCCGATTCATACGTCCGTCCTCTCTCTGAATTCATGTTTCCCGCTTACTCCGCAGCAAGCGAAAGTTTCTGAGCACTCACGGCAGATCGGGCCACAGTGTACACACATCAGGTCGGTACGAGCTTGGCATTGTTGCGCGTACTCGCCGGTTACGTCTTGAGGTTCACGGCGCAACATTTCACAGTAGAGTGTTTCTGCTTGCCTGTGACGTGTGCGGCCTGTCGTGTTTGCTATGTCCATCAAGGTTTCGATTAAGTCACCTTGATACTGTTGATGCGGGAAGCGGAGTATGTCAGCCATTCGCCTCTCCTGTGAAGTCATTGATTGCCGCGAATACAACCTCAACAACTTTATTCGGCTGAGCCATCAGTCCATCTATCGGGTCATTGATACGGAACTTACCGCGCAATTCATTCACGATTCGGTCTGCCAACGCCCGCTTGTCGCCGTGGTTCATTTCTCCTGCTCCTTCACATGTCCATCTTCCATCACTATTCCTACTTGTCCTGATGCATCAACGCGTTCTAACCAGATTTGCCAGTCCTGCTCATCGGCCATCTTAGACAGCAGTTTCAGCGAATCCGAATCGAGCAAACTTCCGTCTTTGATTATCATTACTCTCAACTTCGGATTCCCTGCCATGCCAATCGCACACGAGACGCGCAATTGCTCAGCACTGCTGGCCTGTTCGATTGGAACGCCCTTGTACAGCACAATGCCATCTCCGAAGCTCAGACCCTTTACCGGCATCCTCGCACTTGCGATGGCTTTCTGCTTTTCGGCTGTGCGCGTCTCCATTGCTGTAGTGAGCAAGTCCGCATTCAGGAATAGTTGCCGCGATTCCTCGCAGAGCTTCAGTTTCTCCGCTTTCTGCTCGATCAACTTGTTCGTGCGTTCCACGGATTGCAGTTGAACGGTTAGAGCGGATGTGTCGGTTTTCGGCTCAGGCACTACGCTTTGCAGTTCACGGATTTGAGCCTTGAATCGTTCGTGATCGGCTTTCGCTGTGTCCAGCAAACTCTCCAATTCCCGGATGCGGAGAGTGGCCTTCTGCTCGTTTTTGATTGCCCGGTCAAGCGAATCTTTCCGCCGTGCCGTTTCAAGGTCAATTGAGGCGTTTTTTTCGTGTGCTGCTGCTACCTGTTGACTTATATACGCGCTGTCAAGGGGCGAGGCAGGTAAATCAGCGGGGAACTCTGGAAACGCCTCTATACGGGCATCTAAATCGTTTTTTCGCTTGTTGAGATCGTGGCGCCTGTCGTAGTCGGCCTTGTTCGCCTTGTCGAGTGCTTCGATGTCAACTGATAGCTTTACGATCTTGCGCAGAGTCTCGAATTGTTTCCGCGCGTCCTGCCGTGTGAATCCGAGAGGATCGAAGGCGAGCGCACTACAGAGCTTGTCAAGGACCGCTTGCGGGCTCGAATATTTAACGGCCTGCCCGTGTTGCTCGGAAACTACGGAGAGTTGTGATCCGTTCTCCGTGAAGGTGCGCGTGACGATCAACTCAGGTTCATTTTCTCCGAGTGACAATTTAATTTTGCCGTGTTCCGCACCCTTGCGGATCGGCATGGCTTGGATATTAGATTGGCCGGCGAGTGCCCACCATATTGAATCGAGGACGGAACTTTTGCCGCTTCCATTCTTCCCTGTCACCTGAACGATAGCGCCTTCAGGTGTTATCTGGACAGCGGACAAGCGTTTGATATTTTCCGCAACCAATTGAATTATTCGCATTCTATCTCCTGTTCAAATTCTCTCAGCGATTTCGCGTCAGGCCAGCACTTAACAACTTCCTCTTTCGACAATAGGCGGTTACGGAACTCTTCAGGCGGCAACATTTCATCTGGGATAACTACTGCCAACACTTCGCCGTGAGGATTGATTTGCAAGCGATTGCACCTGGACAGGCAATCTGTGATGCCATGTCCTTGAATGATTACTGCTCCGTTGAATTGGTGCTCTTCTGCGAAACTCAGATAATGCCAAACTTCAGGTTGCAGCAGTTCTTCCCGCGTCAATTCCGCTACGCGATCTTTACATTCTTGTTCGTTCATGCTTCACACTCTCCCATCAACTTCTAGTCAATTACCATGCTTGCCAATCTCTCAGCAAATCATACTCAGGTGCAAGGTTACTCTAGTACACTGGCCTAAAGGACATGTACTTCAAGACAATGGACTCCAACGGCTAGAGTGTGGTACACACGAGGCAGACATGAGCGAATCTTCCGAGTTTCCGCGTCCCTGTAAGAATTGCGGCAATCAAGTAACGATGCATAATGGCAAGCTGGTTCATGTCTACCGCAAGAGCGTGAGATGCCGCATTTCCCGCGCATGGGATATTGAGCGCGATTCACAGGGAATGCCAACAGCCTTACACAGCACAGGCTATTATCCTATCCCCGATCCTGTAAGCCAGCGACAAAGAGACGAGCAGAGATTGAAAGAGTGGAACGAAATTTACCGAAACCAGCGCGGCCCGGCGAGTGTGATACACGATTAAGCAATGGACAGAAACAAAACAGAATTGACACATCACGTTACTACAGCCGCGTACAACTGGCTAGATGAACGCGGTTTCAAGCCAATCGAAACTGAAGTTTACATTCAAGATGGATGGATTGCGGATTTAGCCGGAATCGTGTCTCCCACTCTCACGGAACTCCAAAACCTTAAACTGCTCAAACGTAGACCGAAATGGAATCAGGCAGGATATAAGGAGTGGTGGCCAGCAGCCAAAGCACTACAAGAATCAACAGGCACCCTTACCGCGATTGTCGAAGTCAAAACATCTCCCGCCGATTTCCGCAATGATACAAAATGGGGCAAGTCCATACCAGCGCAATTAGCCTATCTCGCCATTCCTCAAGAGATGCAAATTGACAGAGAGCCTGAAGGATGGGGATTGCTTCTATATTCTGACGTGAGCAAGACTGTACGCTGCGTCAAAGTGCCGAGAGTGAACAACATTCCGCTTGAACAGAAATTCAACATCGTGCTTGAAATAGCTATTCGCCGTGACCATCACACGCGCTACGAGAGACACCGCGATCTTGTTAAGCAAATGAGAAATGACGAGAACGAGAGAATTTCACGAACGCGAGTAACAACAGCGTGGCGAGCGATGTTGGCTATCGTGCGCGGAGAACATGAATCAGTAGAACGGACTTTCGAGCATTACGGAGTAAAGCATATTCCATCGTTTGAACTGAAAGAAATAGAGAAACTGTTCGGAATAGCCAAACCTGCAACCCTCGCGGCATCCGCAAAGTAAGAAAAAAACCACAAAATCAAGTAACGAAGGTCATGTCCTGAAGTACATGTACCTCCGTACACGTCCGCATAGACAATGAAACTAAAGAACATGCAC